GACCATTACGATTACCTAGACGACCACGAGACACTTGCGACTCACTGGCAAAAGCCATTCAAGGGTCACGGAGGTCTTGGTAAAGATGCCAACGACTTGTACAATTTGATACACCATCACAGTTTACTTTACAGTCAAAAAGAGGACAAGGAAAGGACAGACAAACTAGAGGAACTGAAAGATAGGTTCAAAGGCTTAGTACCTGATGAAGAATTAGAAGAATATGTAAGGTCAGAATTAGGTTCAGAATTCGAACAAGATATAGAGGGTAGATACAAAGGTAGTATCTTTAGTCCCAAAGAAAACAGCCTTTGGTTTTCAAGGACTAGAGCCCAAATAGAGCCTAGACACGATTACGATTTACAAACAGGTGCTATACAATCGGCTGACGATTACAAAGTTCTCAATGCACTTGCACCATTCGGTCAAAGAGAAATGAGCATGAGTCAACAGAAAGAAAAGGGCAGTGGTAAACTTATCACTACTACTGTTAGAGGTAGCCCACTTGATGCACCTCAGAATCTCAAACCTCACAATGTCATCATGTCAAGTAGTGTCAAGGGTAGCGGAGGTCAAAACGCCCACTATGCTAGACATGCTCAAACTGTAGATTCTGCGTTTAACAACATGGTTCACGATGATTACCACGCAGCGAGAAGGTCAGGGGATAGTAATAAGGCAGACAGGGCTCACAAGAAATTACAAGGTAACGGTGTTTTGAGAGTAGCACATTCTTACACAGGTAGAGGTGGGGCTCTTAATCCTGAACCTATGCAAAGTCACAGAACTCATTCCTATCATACTATAGGTACTAAACTTGGTATGAGGATGAATCCTATGTACCCTCAGCAGGATGTGATGAATCTAAAGAATCCTAGAGCCAAACATACTGTAGGAGGTGAAAACCCACTGGACAAGATTTTACAACTTAGGTATAGCCCTGTTAGGCAAGGGGATATAGAGGAAGTTAAACAAACAGAGTTAGACAAAATCGAAAGGGATTACGAATCAGCCATGTCAAGGGCTAATGCTGTGCCTGACGAAGATAGGAAGAGAGAAGAAATCGACAGAGTAGTAAATGAATATAATCGAAGGCTAGAGCGTCTTGACAATAGATTTGGATTAGCAGGACACAGTCCTACTAAGGAATTTGGTGTAGAACCTACTCTAAATCCTGCTGGTTCTGTAACTCGTCAAATATCCGAGGCTAGACCTCCAAGTGATGAACTTGCTTTGTACGAAGAAGAAATAGCGAACATAAGTATGCTTGAGGCTCAACTAGAAGAAGGGGGTTTGAGTGGTGAGGACGAGTTTAAAGTTCACAAATTGATAGCGGATAAGCAAAGATTATTAGATGAACTAGAAGACAAAATTGACCCGCTTTCTACTAAAGGACTAAGATATTCTAAACAAGGTCATGACACCATATTAGAAAACAAACTGAGAGCAGATACTGACGCTATCAAGAGTGCTATGGTCCATCTGAAACAAATGCTGGCTAACACAGCACCTGAAGTACACGATTACATTTTCAATCCTAATTTAGACCACGAAACTGCTGAGGCTAACATGAGAATGTTTGCTAACATGGCTAATGACTACTTGCTGAAAGTGCCACACGAACAACACGGTATTTACACCAAGGGTCACGCCCGTATAGACCAAACTGGTAACCAAACTAAAGTTGACGACATGGCTAACATGAAAAGGATGGTTCACGAAAAAGGTACTGAGTTCAATATAGCCGATATACTTGACATGCCTACTGCGTTAGAAAAACTAGGGTTGGACCCTGAGAGTATACCACATCAGAAAAATCTACACGATTTAATCAAAGATGTTTTCCAACCTAGATTCGAGCAATATGGTATGGATTACAAAATGCCGATTATGACAATGAGGCAGTATTTGCAGGCTACAGACCCTGAGATGGATATAGATGGTAGACATGAAAAGGTAAGACACCATCACAAAACTAGCAGAGATGATGAGTTTGCTAACATAGTTCAAGGTATGACAAGAAGAATCACCAACCCTGCTTTCAGTCACCTCAATGAAAGACTCGGCGTACATTACCAAAATGCCTACAACGAGGATGACCGTAGAGTAAGAGAGTTGACTGACGAAGGGCAACCCCTCTATGATAGGAAGAAGACGGCACAGAGTAAACACAAGAACAAGCATCACAGTAGGTACTGGAATACTAAGCAGTACTTGGATTCTCTAATAGTAGGCTTCCCTGAAATAGAGCCCCCTGCAAAAGTCAAAGAAACAGTTGATGCCTTTACCGCAGTGCCAGCAGACCAATTTAGTCCTCACACTCACTCAGTTCACAGCCTGTACAATTCTGCTGGCTACAGACATGAGTTCGGTGACTTCTTCGAACCTAATTTCAAATTCAAAATATCAAGAAATGGTAATGTCAATGTTGTACCAGTAGCAGAAGGCGAAAGTAACAAGCAGCCACTTGTCAACATTTTAGGAAAGTTTTGGGATGCAGTAGCCCCACCTGAGTGGCTAGAAATGCTTAGACATCCCGACCATGAACAGTCTCGTCAACTTTTATTAAGACCTGACAGAATGGCTGCAAATGATAGACCGGGGCGATTTGGTATAGCGAGAAACACGGATGTACACAGCGTAAGGAAGTCGGACATAGGTTTGGCTGATTTGACTAACCCTGACATTCTCAGAAAAGAATTGGGTAGCGAAGTCCCTATCTTACAACCAATGCATCGTATCTTTGAACTAGATGACTTGGAAGAGTTGAGAGGTTTTACAGGTGACTGGATAGTGTCTCACATGCCTGAAGGCGAGCGTGGGTTTGTCAAGAAAGAAGATGACGAAGTATCTTCCAAGACATTTGATTTGAGTGACGAAGACAAAGAGAACTTCAAGAAAGTGACTGATGAAGACTTTACTGCTGATGTAATCAAGACAGAAGAGGGCTACTACATCTTTGATGTCATAGAGTTTGCTGAAAAGGAAGTCCACGATGTCGTATTGAATGACCGTATCAAAATAGTAAGAGGTGCTTTGGAAGGAGTAGAGAATATACATGTTCCAAGTGCAAGCGATACGAGACTGACAGATGATGAAGGTCTCAAAGCCATTGTCGAAAATCTAAGCGAAACGCATGAGAATTTACTACTTAGAGATGCTAAGTCAGTATACATGGTTGGTGAACTCAGACATCCTAAGTGGGTTATGCTGAAACCGGGTAACGATGTAGTGCTGAGAGTATTAGAGCGTAGAGGCAGTGGTCCGTACACATACAGGCTAGGTACAGGTCCGATAACAAGAGAAGAAGAGATAGGTAATAGGGCTGTAGAGTCTGACGGTGAAATCTACATGGATGTAGGAGTAGCATTCAACAGTGAAGAAAAATACAATGAAGGCGACCATGTAATGGTTAATGCTGCCAATGTCAGTAAAGTAGAAACTACTGGCGGTGACGATGTTTACACTTTGACTGCTTCTAAGATATTAGGAGAGGCAGAGGGCGAAGGTCTTGTTAGTAGAGAGACACTTGGTCTGCTTGCTAAGTCTGAAGACCAGTGGCTATGCGAAGTTCATAGGGCTAAGTCAGGAGTTAGAGTAGTCATGCCTCAAGGTGATGTACTATACAAGTGTACACAGACAGGTAGTATGTGGACTGTTCATTCACCTTTGGCTGACAGTAAGTATCTAGTTAGGTTAGCAGAAAGTCAGAGACAATACTGGAGTCCAATAGCAGGTGCTATGCTCAAGGCTAACTTGCACATCACAGAAAAAGAAGAGGTGCATGAGTCACAAGGAGATGCAGAACCACTTATCGAACCTCACAAAGAAGAAGGCACAAATTGGTGGAAAGAGAAAGAGAAAAGGAAAGTACTCGTTAAGGGCTTGATGCTGATTGATAGATTCCTGAAGAGTGGTGCTGGTTCTGTAGGAGGTTCTAATGCAGGTGCAAAGGGGTTAGGAATTGATTATGCTACTCCTGTAGAATCCCCACTTGGTCCTACTAACTTGCACGATGAGAAGACTATGCCCGACTTTGACAACAGAAAGCGACCCGGTGAAGATTCTTATATTGAACCAAAATCGAAGGACAGCGAGGATGAAAAGAATATGACAATCCCTACTGAAGAGGGTACTTTAGAGATAACTTCAGACAAAGCCGTGTTCCATACCTGATTAAATAGTATGACAAGTGTGAGAGGGGTAATGCCTACCGGATTGACACTGCGAACTTCCCCTGTTCAACACAGCGGAAGCATCAGTATTGTCAAGGCAGCAAATGACCTCGTAATCGCAGGTTATGCATCTGTAGAAATGGTAGACAAACAAGGAGACCTAATTACAAGAGGGGCTCTAAAAGATGCTTTCGATGGATTCATGAAAGCAGATGGCTTTAGAAATGTACAACTAGCACACTCTAACATACAAGTTGGACAAGTAATACCTTCCTATACTGACTCTGATGGTCGTGTTTGGAAGTCCGGCGTTGATGACGCTGGAATGTTCGTTGTTATCCAATTAAGAGATGACATCGAAAAGGCAAGAGAAGTTGCCAGTGAAATTCGCAAAGGGGCACTAAGGGGCTTCAGTATCGGAGGACAAGCATTCAAGAGAATGCGTAAGAGCGACCAACAACATGGCGACTACACAGAAATCTCCAAACTGGAACTTCATGAAGTGACTATTTGCGAGAAAGGTATTAACCCGGAGGCGACATTCCGTATATTGAAGGAGGACACAAACATGAGTGACGATAATGTATTAGGCGAATTGTCCAGCACTTTGGACAGGCTAAATGGGCGACTTGACGCTATGGAAAAGGGCGAAATGCCTGAAGGCTTGAAAGAGCACATGGCTGATAAGAAAGAAGAAAAGAAACCTGAGAAAGAAGAAGACGAGGGGAAAGAAATGGCTGAAGAAGACAAGAAAGAAGGAATGTATGCAAAGAGTGAGTACAGCGATGTAATCACAACTGACTACCTAAACTGGATGGAAAACACCTTGAAATCTCAAGGAGTTGACATCGGTGGTGCAAGAGCGCACTTCGACCAACTGTCCAAGGCTAACCTTGGTTCTACACCTGAGCAAATTGGCGATGGTGCAGACTACTTCGCAGGACAAGTAAAAGGCAGAGCACAAGAAGGTGGTTCACCATCTACTAACGCTATTGGAAAACTAAATTCCAACAGTGGCGGAACTGTAGCAAAGGGAGACTACTTGTCTCCTGACTCAGTTAGCCCTGCTGACCTAGAAGCAGCATACGAAGTTTACAAGGCTGCTTCCCTAGAAGAACAATTCAAATCCAATCTTGGAACTGTCTTTGCTGACAGACTAGCCAAGGAAATGAGCGCAGAGGCTGAGGCAAAAGCAGCACAAGCATTTGACGCTAGAACACCACTTGCAAACATCGAGAAAGCATTGTCTGACTTGAGTGCAAGAATCGACAACATTAACTCTGCACCATCCGGTGGAGAAATTAAGAAATCTGTCTCCACTGTTGAAATACCATCAACAGAAGCATTAGGAAACATGGACTGGAGTGAAGTTCACAGACTGGCTGGCAGTGTTTTCAACCAATAAGGAGGAATAAGTATGGCAAGAAACTACATGAGAACAATTAACGATATGGAGAGATACTACTACGGTGCAGGCTCAAGCATGGGCTACTCATACAGTGGTAGCGAATTACTGAAGGCTGACGCACCATTGCTGTCTACTACTGCTGGTACATACCAAGCAATCTACGGTAGAAAAGTATGGTCTCAACTAAACCAAGAATTCAACGCATTTTCAATTCTACCTAAGAAGCCTTGGGACAGAAGTGGATGGAGAGTTGTAACCGCTAAACCTTCTAAGACAGTTGGCGGCGGTATTGCTGAGAACGGTACACTACCTGACACAACAAAACCAACATTCCAAAATGTTGCAGCAAAGCCAAAGACCATTGCACACTCATTCGATATGTCTGAAGTTGCTATCTTCCTTAACGACAAGGATGACGGTCTAGGTGACATTCGTTCAGTTCTAAAAGAAGAAATGGGTAAGCACCACGCAGAGCACATCAACGACATGCTAACTGAGGATGTTACAACTGCTGCTGGTAACGACATTGAATCTCTTGACAGAATCACTACTGGTAACAACAGCATGACATCAGGTACACACTACGATGCTGGAGATGAAGACATTTACTCCATCGACAGAAGTGCTAACACATGGTCTTTCGGTGAAGACTCTGCTGACTCAGGTTCTACTGACAGAGTTCTATCTCTCGACCACTTAGATGAGACATTCAGACTAATTTGGGAAAGAGGAGGTAATCCAAAGGTTATGCTAACTGGTTACGATACTCTAATGAGAATCCAACAACTTCTACAAGCACAACAAAGATTCATGGAAGAAAAGAGAGTTGTTCCTACATTCAACGGTGTAAAGGGTGTTCCGGGTGTTGAAGCCGGATTCATCGTAGCAACTTACAACGGTGTTCCAATCATCCCTACCAAGGAGATGGCAAGTGACACTCTAAGCAGAATCTACATGCTAGACACAGACTATGTTTACTTCTCCACTGCTAAACCTACTCAATACTTTGAGAGTGGTATCGAAACTGGCGACCCATTCGCAATCAACAGATTGGGTCAAGAGGGACTTTACAGAACTATGGGTGAAGTTTGGACAACTTTCTTTGGAGGTCAAGGTTCAATCCGTGACCTTAAGTGAGGTTCTTTGGAGAAAATTAAGGAGATGAAGAATTATGGCAATTACATACACAACATCAGCAAGCGCAGTTTTTACAGAAAGTTTGAATTTGGAACTATATGCAGGTGCACTGACCGACAGCACTCGTTGGCTTGACGGGGCTGGAGGTGCAGCAGACGCTTATCCGGGTAGTCTAACACCATTCCAACCAACAAACACTGACACAACAAACACAGCAGGTAGAGGTCTGAAGTTAGTAACAGGAAAATTAACTACTGCACTAGCAAATGACGAAACCATTACTCTTAGCGGAGATGCAGACACTATCCACGCAGTTATCGTTGGTAACACCAGCGTAGCAGCAGCAGGTGTCTCTTTGAAGAACATCACTAACGGGGTTGCACAATTTACAGTAGTCGGCTCACCTGACGCTCTAGTAACACTGTGGATGATTGTTTCGTGAGGTGAATAACCTTGCCTACAGTAACTTACATAGGTACTACGGTCTACCGTAAAATGCCTGACGGCTCTAAGAGACTCTGGCCTAAGAAAGTTCCAGTTGAAGTAACTCAAGAGTGGCTTAACACATACAGACAAAAAATCTGTACAAGACCTTGGGTATACATCGTAGAAGGAGACGCTGAGGCTGAAGTCACTGTTGACGAAGGCGCAGACGGAATACCTGACGAAGGTTGGACTAAGAAAGACATCAGCGCATGGCTCACAGAAAAGGGTGCAGAGTTCAGTGGTTACACTACAAAAGCCAAACTACTGGCTTTGGTAGGGCAAACACTAAATCCTCCAGCCCCTGAGCCTGTAGTAGAAGTCGAAGAGGCAGAAGCCCCAGTAGAAGAAACAGAAACAGGAGATGAAGAATAATGGCAGTAGCAATAGACCCAAGACCAACTTACTTTGGAGACAGAATTGTAATAACAGGAACATATGCAGCAGCAGATACCAGCATTGCGCTTGGTGATTTGTTGACATCAATAGACATGGCAGTAGTAACCCCAGCAGCAGGATTAGCCCCACAGACCCTTGAAACAGGTGGTGCGGCAGATGCAAGCGATGGTGCACCGTTCATCTTTGGTGAATTCGCTACTGTAAGTGGAACGACAATCACAGTCAACACACCCGGAGGCGCACAAGCCACTGCTGGTGGAACTTTCTTCGCTATTGGTCGCCGATGAGGTGATTAAATGGCTAAGTCTGTGAGCATTGTAGGACCTTTTCCTCCTGCGGATTTCCAAAACTCTACGGCTAAAACTGCTATAGAGACGGCAATCAGTACGGCAATAGGAAGCAACACTTGTGTGTCTGCTGACCCTCACTTGATACTTGGGAATATATACTTCATAGTAACTACCAGTTGAGGTGGTTATATGAAGTCATATGGAAGTCTAGGTCTTGACGACATCGCTCGCCTACAGAAGCGTGGTATTCGCCTCAACGAATCCTACGGTGCATCTGTCAGAACTGATGATGATAACCCCCTCGCTGGGGTGACTCTCAAGCAGCGTAACCGTAATAAGAATGCAGGTGATGTACTCAACATCGGCTCAGGTACGAGGTGTAAGCATTGTGGAATGCTTTACTTCTGCTGGGTTGACAAATGTAGGACATGTGGAAAACAGATGGACTTTAATCTAGGAAAGAAAGAGTGATGTTGTATGCCAGTAGTTTTCAGTCCCGGTGAGCCTGAAACGAGGCCACTCGACCCTGATGCTATTGTTTACACTACAGGTGACAAAGTAGCACAACTTCTAGGCATAGCAGCAGGTGAACCTGTACTAGGTGCAGCAAACGCTGCATCAACTGGATTCTATATTACAGGGACAGACCTTAGAGAACACGGCTTTGAAAGCGGTGACAAGATACTTGTTTACAGTGACCTTGACCCGCTAGGCACTGAGTTCACAATCACAGCACCTTCTGTAGAAGATGTGAGTGGCACTAAGTATGTCAAACTCCCTACGACTGTATCAACGCCTGCTAATTATACTACAGCAGTCAATACAGAAATTCAGAATCTAACTATCTTTACCAACGGTAAAAGTCGTGGCGTGACAAAGAATATTGTTAACGACCACATCAGAAGAATACAAGATAGGATTGACAACATGACTCACAACGCTTGGAGACCTTATTTGGTCTCCGCAGAGTACATCAACTTCGATACCTACAAACCATACAGGCGCAGATACTACACAGATTATGTGGGTACTGCCCCTCTCCTATTCCGCAATGTACAACAAATATTGCGGATTGAACTTTGGCAAGGAGACGACTATCGTGAAATCGGAAGTGCAGAAGCAAGAATCAAATTTTCAGATGTTTCATCGCTCAGTGGTAAGAGTATTTACCTCGGCTTGGGTAATGGTAGCGTGGCTAGTTTATCTGTCGGTAGCGGTAGTGGCAACTGGCGTGGAGAAATTGATGCTAATTCTACAGCCCAAAACTTTGCTGACCTTATTAACAAAGAGGACAGGGTTTCTAAGTCGGCAGTAGAGTTCAGCCCTGCATTTACGCTTGAGGGCTCTACATCAAATGTAGCAGTGCATAATGAGTTCTTGGCTTCAGCCAACTCTGACTATGGAACTGGTGTTGTAAAGTTGACTTCTATGAGGGCTGTCAAGGCTGGAGAGGAATGCTCTATAGTCACTGACAGTGCTGACATTAATATCGACCAAGTACAAACTAACACGGCGACTGTCACAAGTGTCGTTTCTACCACTGTCAATGTCAACTCAACGACTGGTTTCGTTAAGGCAGGTTTGTGCATCAAAGGTGACACAGTGTTTCGCTACACTGGTAAAACCGCTACATCGTTTACCGGATGCGTTGTTGTCACTGGTTCTTCGTTAAGTGACATTTCAGGAACAATCACACAAAATACCTTCGTCACTGATTTACAGGGCGGCAGTGCCAGTGGCGACAACGCTCGTTTGAGAGACTGGTGGCTCGACCACGAGATGGGAATTATTTACTTCAACAACTCTTATCCGTTCTTCGAATGGAACGCAATCAAGGTGGCTTACATCTACGGTGAAAGGTATCTTGAGAAAGCAATAGAAGAGGCTGCCACTAAACTTGTAGCAAGCGAATTGCTAATGGCTGATGACCGCAGTGTACTGATACCTGAAGGTACGCAGAACATAGACTTGGGTTCGAAAGCCCAATTGTGGCGTAGAGAGGCTTTAGATATTATCGCTCGATACAAGGAAGTGGTGGTGTTCTCATGACAGCAACATGGAAAGAGCCTCTTGACGCTGTCATTGACATTCTCAAAGCCGACCATGATTCTGTTACTAAGAAAGGTTGGAACAGAGCCAACACAGACAATGTGAAGCCTGTCATATTAGACATAGCATCAGACGGTCCTGAGCGTGGTAAGAGGCTTGATTTACAGCGTCATGATTACATCCTCTGCTACGAGACGGCACTTAACGAAGAAGTGCCTGATTTACTATACAATTTCGTTACTACTCGTGTGAACATCACAGTAGATATGCGTACCACGAGAAGCAGAAGCAGATTGCGTAAGATGGAAAATGAGATGCGTAGAATCATACATGTCAATCGCAAGGGTGACGGAGAAAACTTTGACCGTATGATTCTCAAAGTAAGAACAGACCTCAGTGACCGTACAAAGAAACTGTTCAGACATACATTTCAAGTCGAAGTAGTTATCCTTGCGGAGGCGATACCATGACTGGTTTTGGGGCACATTACAAAGGCGATGTCTCAGAGATTTCTATGGGACACGAAACTAGCGTTGTTATTGAACACGACCAGCCAAGGACATGGACAGCGAAGACCATTGACTCAACTCGTGAGTATACTACAATAGAATTCAGAGGCACTACCGCAGCCACTAACAGTAGTATCTTCGAGCAAACTAAACCTATACTAAAAGTTCCACTCGGTATGCTGATAGGGCAGAAATTGAGTTTTCATTCTATTTCTACAGGGAATAATAACTTCAGCAATTTCTACAATAGCACACTGAAAAGTAGACTGTACACCATAATAGACCACACACTTGAGGCTAACACGGATGGGACTTTATCGACACAAATCAAGATAGTGCCTGCATTTTCCACTACAACATCACTTGACAGCGGTACAGGTGATAGCATTATGCTACACTCTACGGGTTTACCTACTATACAAGGAGACACTAATTTTGCTATGAATACAGCGGCTAGTTCATCAAAAGAAGTTAGTCTCATCGACCAGTTTGTAGGACTAGCGAGTTTCATGACTTTACCTGATACCAAAGTTGACCTGCACAGTTACCATGTAGTAGGACTAGGTAGACAGGTTGCAGTTCAACAAACAGGGAAGGTACACCATGTAGGTGGCTCTCTTGAGATGCCTATGCACAGTGCTAAGTGGTTATATTACAGCCTAGGTAGAGAAGTAGTTAGCAAAGACAACTGCGGAGATAGAGGGCACGCTACGAGTCCTGTACCGACCATATATGCTGACATAGAGCCGGGGCAAGGTTACATTGATGTAGCCAGCAGCGAGAGTGCTGGTGTCAGATTTGGTTCTAGTACTAACGCTGCGGTAGGAGATTACCTGTTATTGAAAGATACGACAAGAGTTCCTACTACAACATACAAGACTCCTGAACTGAACACTGACAAATACTTCCCATCTGTCAGCGATACCGTTCACTTTGAGTGGGCTGAATCTAGTGAGTGTCGCCGTATCTCTGCGATAGAGTACATCAAGGATTTAGGTGCAGGAACATTCAGATATGTATTCAGATTATACATAGACGATAACTGGCAATTCCCTCACACCACTTCTGATACTCTTGAATTGAGACACTACAATGATGCTAGTACTGACGGTAGTCCTGACATCAACACAACTAGAACAATCAACAACCATGTCAAGAGGCTTCTATTCTCTGCTGAAACTATACCGAGTTTTAGTATGGAACACAGTATAAGGACAAGAGATGTAGGTTCTTTCAACGCTACGGCTGAGTCCACTGTAGCACCGGGCTCTGCGAATGACAGTAAGCAGTTGACTAGAATATTCAAAGGATGTAAGGTGCTTGAGTGGGAGATGTCTTCTACTGTAGATGCTGAAGTCAAATACAGGTGCATCTTCAACGCACTTGCCTGCTACACAGATACGGGTAGGCTCGAATCAAGCAATGCAGGTGACCGTTATACTGCTCACCGTATGTTCCAAAATACAGCCGACACAAAGCGTGGTAGAAAGGTCAGTGGCATAGCAGAAGGTGCTGAGAAACCATTTATGTTTTACAACGGTACAATATCGGCTTTCGACCAAAATCTTGGCTTCGTTAGTTCTTTTGAACTCAGAGGTAAAACTGGCGTTGAATTGTTCCACACTATACAGAGTAACCCTTTACCTGAGTCAGTCAACGCTAGTAGTCTCAGTCTCAAGCAAGTTCCATACGGCGGTACTCGAAACGCTAGTATTATCCGTGAAGGTAGAGAAGAATTCGAGATGGAGATTACACTGGCATTACAGGATGCTACTCTATTCCACGAACTGAGAAGCCATGTAGAGCGTGGCGGTACAGTTGGTTCTACAGGGGGAACTATCATGCTTCACTTTACCAAGCCTGTCGTCAGTGGTGACAGCGGGGCTACTCCCAGTCTAAGAGTTATAATTGATGATTATTTTATTACAGAATTACCAAT